GGCTGAGACGCCAGGAACATGTCAGCGAGAAGCTCAACGCCTTCAAGCTCTGTGATGTCCCGGTCTTCCTCTCGGTCTAGTTCCTGGTCTTCTACATCGCTGCTAATGGTTGCCATTATTGCTAATCCTTGTCCGGGTCCGTTGCGTTCTCTAGATTCTTCATTACTTGCTTTGCTTTCGTGGCAGTATATGACTCAGGCTTGTCCGTCGTCGTGCCGCCGAGAGTCACAATATCTGCAACGATATCTATCGGCGATGTAATAATGCCGACTGTGGCTTTCAATAAGTCTCCGAACATATCAGTACCCCATCACCCCGACCTCTGAGAAGTCGTCTTCTTCATCATCCCAATCGTCGTCAGATGATACTACAAAGCCCCCGGCAAAACCTAAAGCCATGTATTGCTCAGCGTCTGCCGGGTGGCTGTATTTATTCTTGTCCGGCTTATCCCTGTAACGCTCCTCACCTGATACCTGAATCCGCTTGTATTGATACCCGCCGATCTTACCTTTACGCAGCATTGGACACTTACGGCTGACTAAATAACCAGGCTCTCCATCCACCAGTTTGATGATGAATGAGTTGACTGCATCAATACGTTTAGTCGGGTCGTTTGTTGGCGCTGGCTCAGTCTCAAAGCCTAGGTTGAGCGGCTGGATAATGTCGCCATCTTCGTTGTCATCAATGTACTCATCGTTCAGGATGCCCATTGCGCTCTTGGCTTCAGCCTCTCCCCGTCCCTTGCCTGCTGGGTCAATGTAGGAGAATGCTATCTCAATGCCGTAGAAGTTACGCTGCAAGAATGGTTTGACCACGTCACGCGCAAACTGCCTGACTCCCATATCTTCAGACGTTAGCTCTGCTATAACCCGAAGCTGTCCGCGCTGTGTCATCTGTCCAATGACGCAGGAGGGCGTTAGTCCGCCATCCCAGCCTAAGCCAATGGGTAGATCTTCAATCAACCCTAGCGGCTTCTCTGGGCAGTGTAGTCGGTCGTTATACTGTGGATAGACAGGCTTGCCGTCTTTGATCGTGCCGTAGTTACCCAGCACCATGACATTGATGTGGTCTTCAGTATTACCGGCGATCATATCCAGATAATACTGATAGCCACCAGGTAAGAACTTGATGTTCTCGGCTAATGGGCTGGGTTCATACTCGCCATCAGGCTTCTTGATTAGTGGCGAAGGCCCGCGCACAAAGTCGAATATCTGACTGACTGCCTTCTTAGCTTGGCTGCTGCTGTTGGATCTAAGGCAACCTTCCTCCGCTAGCTGATACCACCAGTGATCATCCTCCGGTGGGTTAGTGTCCATCAGTACAGACTTGCGCGTACACGGTTGATAGTTGCCCTGTGCGTCTCTAGGGGCTTTGTAGTCGCTTTTGTCTGTGTATCCATCGATCTGTGAGGGGTAACGCCCAATACGCTCTCTTGATGCCTTTAGGACGGCGTAGGGCAACTCCTTAGCCTCATTCATAAACACGCCTGTCACCTCAAGCGATAGCAGCTTCTTAACGTCATCAGGCCGGTCAAGAGCCAGGAAAATAAACTTAGACCGCACACGCGTACCATCAGGCGACGGATAATCCATGTTGCCGCGCATAGGCTTAAGGCTAACAGGACATATCTCATGCGGTATCCACTGCCTAAACGTTTCGAGCGTGGTTGTCTCTAGCATGTCGTAGGTGTTGCGGACGATAGCCCACTTGGTGAGGCGTATGCCGTCACAGTTAGGTTCTTGCAGCACGGCTAGCCGATGCATCTCGTTGATACAGGTAACTGACTTGCCATTTCCTACAGGCCCAAGGAAGCCGCGCACAACCTTATCGGATGCGTGGAAGCGGGCGCCTGTGGGTGATGCTATGTATGTGACGGTCTTCATTTGGCTGGAACGCGTTCAAACGGATTACTGTCGCCTTCGCCGTGCAGTTCTATGCTTTGTGCGGTTACATAGATTGCCCTGCCAGTTTCTTCGAACACATAGCCATACTCACGAGTGGTAGCAATGATCTCTTCTTCTTTTGGCCTGTCTGCTACCTGAATAAAAGCCCCGTCACGAAGAACGCCGTCAGTGTCGCCGGTATATTTTAGCCCTAGCTTAAGTTTCATCACCCTTCCCCCTTATCGGCCAATAACCGTTGCATATAGATCATGCAGCCAAGAGAAGTCGTTGAACCCTCTCGCTGATCTGTGGTGGATCAGCGCACCTAGCTTCCTGCGTTCATCGCCTGACAGGTCATAGTCGAGGTGCTTCGCCAACTCTAAACAATACGACTCTTGTTCAGGTTGCAATTCAACGCCTAGAGTCGCTGCCCGTAGTAATGCGTAATCACTCATCGCCCTTCTCCCCATTGAATGCCATGTTGAACACTACACCATCGACCTTTACATCAACTTCGTTCTTATCGCGCCACTTCTCCTTTTGGCGGTTCTTCAACCAGAAGATTGCAGAGGTTGGATCTGGAGCATAATGCTTTGTGTATTCCTTAGAGTCGGTGATCAACCCTTCATGCGTGGCAAACTTAGTGTCTGGATGCGAATAACCGAGAGCACGGTTATAGAGTGATTGGGCGACTTTAGCGTCTGCTACAGACTTGCCCCCTTTTATGGCCTCCGAAAACTCAGGCTTTTCTTTCTTCCACTTGTTCAATGTGGATAGCGCAATATCAAAAAACTCTGCTAGTTCTTCGTCTGTCGCACCAAGTAAACAATAGTTGGTTGCTAGCTCGCAATACTCTGTTTTGTATTTAGTAGGTCGTGCCATGAGTCTGCCCCAAGATACCATCCAGAATACTTTTCTTCGATGATGGTGTTTAACTCTTTCAGAAACTTCGCCTTGTCTTTGGCGATCATTTCGTTCTGTTCTCTGTCGTAGCCCTTATACCAGAAGTAAGATGCTATCTCATATCTCAAGGGGTCTGTAATGTTCGGTAGTGGATCGTAACGCCATAGGCACTCGACCAGATCACGCATTAGATGGAGGCTGAAACTATCTCTTGCAGTTCCGCCGCCTGCCTTCTTGTTGGTTAGGTTATCAAGCCCATACGCCTCAACCTGATCTTGCTCATAGTCGTAGGCTTCCTGCTCTCTCGTGAAGGTCTTGATTATACTCTTCGTTACAACATTACCAGAATCTATGATCCCTCTTATTCTGGACTCTTTATCTGTGTTCTGCCCTACGTGTTTGATGGCGTCCTTCTCGTGCTGATCAACCCTGTTGCCTTTGCCCTTACCTATATAGAAAACAACCCCGTCTCTAGGGTCAACAAGATGGTAGACATAATACGCTTCTACGAATGCTTGTTGTTTACTGTTCATCTTAACCGCCTCTACGGTGTGTTATTTAAACCCGTACAAAATACCCATCCCAAAGCCACCTAGGCCCGCTAGTCCAGAACTTTGTGCTGCGCCTTGCTGCCCTCCCATGCCGACGTTTCGCATACCTTCGGCCTGTCGTCTCTGGGCTTCTGCAAATGCTGCTGCTCCTGCCCCTGGCTTGAGCGCATCTCTCATGGAGTCGGATATAGGGTCTCCAGTAGTAAACGTGTGTTCAGGCTCACCCGCTGCGATGTATTCGCCTTCTAACGCTTCAGTTGTTGCTGATTCTTTGTTCATCTCGTCACCTCTACGGTTTAACGTTTCTTGCGCCTTTTTACAGTATTGATTGCCTGTGCAACCGCTTGCTTCTGAGGCTTGCCTTCTGCCTTAAGCTTCCGAATCTTGCGTGAAACGTTCTTGCCTGTTCTCTTGCGTTCGCTCTTTGTATGACCTGGCATGTTAAGCCCCCTTACCCCAGCCCCGTACTAGAGCCATAGTTAGGGTGTCACCTGTTTGTATGGTAGCTCTAAATATCGAACCCCGGCCAATATTGATGGTCCCGTCAGATGATGCTGTGAACACGCCGTCTGTCATGTCCCGGAACGTTAAACCATCGTCTGTAGAGATCTGAAAGGTGGTCGGGCCTGCCGCTGCCAACACGTTGTTGAATTGCCAATCCCCTGGCTCAAGCGGGAAGTTGTCGCCTGTAGTGATCGAAATTGGTGATGTAGCCATCTATCTATCCTCTATGTGAAATTGCGCGGTGATTGGCCGAACATGACATTAACCTGTTTAAGCTCTGTTGCTGCTGTGCGTCCGATCTCCGCGCCGCTCTCGTCGTATGATACGTCATCCGGCATGAACTTGATCAGCCTGGAGTCAATCGGAAACATCGGGGTGCCGTCTGCTTTCAAGATCTGCGATCCGTCCATGTTCCAAGCTCCGCCTACAACTACCTGATTAGCATGATTAGCTAACCAAGTTTTAATCTTAGTCTTGGCTGCTGCAGTCGGCTCTATGTAGACTGAGTAAAGCATCCAGACCTTGCCGGCCAGGGTATCACGCTTCATCACAGCCTCGATGTGCGCCATGTCAGGGTGGGTCAAGATTCGGCCTAGCTTCAGATCATCCAGCTCAACATCTTCCCTGACTGCTATCCATAAGTTGATCATGTCAGGTTTTCCATGAAGCTATCAGGCTGCGAAAGGTTCCACACCCCAGATGACTCCATAGCCTGAAACGACGCGCCCTCCTCGATGGTTGTCATTAGCGTTGCCCAAGGTGTCGTAGCGTCGCCTGCTGTCGTGCTGACCTTAACCAGCCCATCTACCCACATTCCGAGCCCATTTTCGTCAGCTACAATCCTGACATTCCGCTGAGTGCCCTTTACGTAGTTAAGCGCCGATGCTGCCGTAGAGATTACAACCTCTGTCCCACCGCTTACCCGCTTTTTCAGATGGATCTGATCGTTCGTCTGATCATACGTAGCTCGCAGATAGTTGTCCTCTGTACCGTCGCTCAGGTTCACAATGATTAGGTCAGACCCTTTGTCATCCGTAGCGTCAAACTGCTGGAAGGGCTTGGCTTGGAAGCTAATGCCGTTTGCTGGGAACGGCCAGAGGCGGCGCATATCTGTCGTTGCGCGGCTGGCTGTTGCTCCTAGTGTCGGGATGTAGGAGGAGGGGAATGACCCGGCTTCAAATTGAGCGGCAGAAAAAAACACACCCGACACACCGTCACCCGTAAATGACTCGTTACGGGCCGACATATCGGTGGGGGAGGGTATGCAGACAAATCTCCCAGAGACCGTTGAAGTCGCCACATCTGTATATGAGATTCGATAGCGCCCGCTTGGCAAGGTCTTAATCTTAATCTTCGCAGTGCCTAGGTTGGAATTCCCCACTAGACCTGTCGATAGGTTCACGTTAGCCCAGTTGAGGGCGAACCCCGCGCTGCCCGTGATCTGTACGAACCCATAC